CACTCTCAAGTTCCACCAATTGTGTCTCTAAAGCAACCCTTTTACGCAGAACCTCGAAGTTTTTATCCCTCATATACTTTATACATACGTCCCGGTCGTGTGAACCAGCCTCAGTCTTCATAGCCTCTGTGATTCTCGAACGAAGCTTCAACCCACGCAAGTCCATCGCTGCCTGTTTAGTGGCTAACCGGTTTACGTAACGCATCCGGTTATTCATCATGTACCGCTCATTCAGTGGGGGAGACATGCTAAAATATTGTTGGACCCTCGCAACCTCCTTGGAAGGTTTAGCCATCTGATCATACACCTCCTTCAGCAATCCACACATCCTTAAGTAGTCACCCTCTGGCATCACATTTGAATGGGTGTCAATCAACTGCATAATCTCAGTAAGAGGTTTCATGGTTCGTGTTCTTTTTTGAGTTTTGGAATCGACTTAGGGTGTCAAAGTCCCTAAATCACATCTATAAAACAACTTTTTCGTTTTTAAATAGCATTAACCGTGCAATTTAAAAATGATTTTTTATTTAATTTACTAACAGACCGAAACCAACAAATTAGTTGGAGAAGGCGAGGCCACCCATACCTGACTGGATACGGAGGACGTTGTAGTTGGTGGCGAACATGTGCATGGTGGACGCGTTGGTCGCCTTCATCGTGATCGCAACCTGCGCGTTATCGATGCGCGAGAAGTTGCAGGTACCGGTGGGCTGATGTTCTTCGGGCTTCAGCGCGAAAGAATACGAGTACACACCGGGCGCGTTGCAGCCAGAGTGGTAGTTGTAGGCTTGCACCTGGTTGAAGTACTTACCGGATTGCTCCTTGAAGCGATCCTGGCCGTTGAGGACCAACTTGAAGGTCTCGAGGGGACCAACCGCATCCTCGTTGTAGGACTCGGTGGAGCCACCGGTACCGAAGGAGAGGAGGGGGGCACCAGAACCCGCGGAGATGGGCACATAGCAGTTTCCGGATAAAAGCGCCATGGCGTTGGACTCGAGGACGACCTCATCTATCTGGTTCATGGAGGTGAAGTTCCACAGAGACGAACGAGCGGTGGTGTTGGAGAAGCACCACACAAGCTCCTTGACGGGGTGGTTGTACGAAAGGCGCACCTGCTTGGTATCAGCCGAGGTGACGGTGTCGGTACCAGTGTGCTGGGTCTGCTCGATCAGGTACTCATGTCCCTTCTGGGCGAATCGGCGACGCTCCTCGGTGTCAAGGTAGACGTAATTGGCCCAGACCTTGAAGGTATCGCTGTTGCAGTAGGTGGTGAAATCGGACGCGAGGTCGATGTCGATGCGGACCTCATGGTACTGCAGAGCAATGAGGGGCAGGTACAAACCGGGGTTCCTGTTGAAGAAAAACAGGAGGGGCAGGAAGACCTTCTTACCCGCGACACCGGTGGTCATCTTGGCGTAGGTCGCCTTCTTGGCCTCATCGTGGTAGAGGGAATCGTACATGCGCCACCATTTCTGGTACTGCTTGTCGATGCGCTGACCACCAATGGACAGCTCGACGTTGTTGATCGCACGCTCAGCGACCCAGTTACAGTCATCGGTGGCATTGTTAGTGGTGGTGTTGGAAGTGAGGGACTTCAATTCGATGTACATGTCACCAACCAAATCACCGTTCCTGGCGACGGTTACGGAGACACGGCCGGAGCTCGCGGCAGTACCGTTGACGGTCTGCTCGATGTTCTCCATCGCGAAGTTGGTGTGGCGTTTATAGACAGCCTGGAAAAAAGTGACCTTAGGGTTTCCGGTAAGGTAGACGTCTTGAGCGCCGTAAGCTACGAGTTGCATGAGACCACCGGCCATTTTGTGAGTTGTTGTATTATACACAGAGAAAATAATTATGATCAATTCCGCACCAGTGCGAAATTTTTAGTTTCATCTTTTCTCAGTGTAAGATAAAATGTCAAATCATCCTGATGATACTGAACCAGTTGACGAAATTGAAGAAGGAGAAATCGTAAGTGAGGATGAAGAAGGTGTCACTATCTCCGATGATGATGAATATCAAATTGATGATGACGACGACGATGAGGATGAAGGTATGGATATGGCTGGTCTCATGACATCTCTTCTCGCGACACCAGATGGTGATACTGTCTGCTCTGCCATCGTAAATCTTTGTTACCAATTGGAAACCCAGAACAAAATACTTATAAAGATGCTTGCTCGATTGCAACCGCAAAAATTAGCTTAGAAAGAAAAAATGTATATAATTAAATCATAGGCATGGACCATACACATTTCATCGATAAGGAACCTAATAAATATGAAGCATTAACAGAACTTCAGAAACAACACATTCAATCGATGAAAGTGGAACAAGTAAATATAGTTATTGATAAATTTGAACAGGCGTGGTCTTTGAAAACAAATGATTTCAGAAATGCACGGGAGTTGGGATACAGACAATTTATTCACCCTGAGAATTTTGATGAATATGGAAATCCTCGTGCAAATCAAATTGATATACTAGCGATTAAGACTATCAGGGACAAACAACGAACATATTTGGTTAACCTTAAGAATCATACACGGGATCTTAAGATTCATAAAAAGGAACCAAATGACGATGGTATTAATACAGTAAGGAGGATTAATAATATTATGAAACAGTTATGTGATGGATATGATAACATCAGGCGTCATCATATGTCGTTTGAACGAGTAGATAATCCAACTGTACTCCCTCAGTTTACCAAAATAGGTGATCCCTCAACGATTGATGACGAGGAAGTTGAAACTTCTACACCATTTCAAAAATGTTTACTGTATTCATTGGATCAGACCTACAAATCTGGGTACCGTAGATACAAATCACATTGCTGTGAAGAAATCAAAACAATAGATGGGTGTAGGACACGCGCGTGGAAAACGAAATTTTCAATTGAACAGTTCGTGTATTCCCTCGCACAAAAAGATGCCGACTTTACCATGTGGAAACATTTCACGAGTCGTGGTTCAGTATTTAGAGAAGTTATTGACAATATGTCTAAATGTATTGATGATCAATTCCCAGAAATTACCAAGCGTAGACATGTGTGGAGTTTCAAGAATGGGGTATTTGTAGGAAAAGAATGGATTCCTGATAGAGGGGTTCATGATTGTAGATTCTATCCTTATGATAGTTCGGAGTTTCGATGCCTAGATCCAACGATCATCGCCTGTAAGTATTTCGATCAACAATTTGACGATTTTTCCCATATTCAGAAGTGGCAAGATATTCCAACACCCTTCTTCGATTCAATTCTTAAATATCAGAAGTTTGATGATGATGTATGTGATTGGGCCTATGTGATGGGTGGTCGTCTTTGCTATGATGTTGGTGAGATGGACACTTGGCAGGTTATTCCATTCTTCAAGGGTATTGCTCGATCGGGAAAGTCTACTCTAATCACCAAGGTTTTCAAAAAGTTTTACGAAAATGAAGACGTTGGAACTCTATCGAATAACATTGAAAAGAAGTTTGGTCTTTCAGCAATCATGAATTCATTTATGTTTATTGCCCCAGAGGTGAAAGGAGATCTCGCTCTTGAACAGGCTGAGTTCCAGTCTATGGTGTCTGGTGAAGATGTTTCTGTAGCTGTAAAGAACAAAACCGCCCATTCCATTGAATGGAATGTTCCCGGTGTTCTAGGCGGAAACGAAGTTCCAAACTGGAAAGATAACTCTGGATCAGTTCTTCGTCGTATCCTCACATGGAACTTTACAAAACAGGTGAAAGACGCGGATCCTCAACTGGATGAAAAACTGAACGATGAGATGCCAATCATTCTTCTCAAATGTATCAGGGCTTACCTAGACTATTCTAACAGATACAAGGACAAGGATATTTGGAATGTAGTACCAGAGTACTTCAAGAAGATTCAGAAACAAGTTGCGATGGTTGCGAGTACCCTTCATAACTTCCTGGCGAGTACACTCCTCGAATATGGAAAGGACCTCTGTGTACCACAGAAGTTGTTCATACAGGTATTCAATCAACACTGTCAGGCAAATAATTTGGGTAAGCCCATGTTTAATCAAGACTTTTACGCGGGACCATTCAGTTCCATGGATATTGAAGTCAGGGAAGAAGTAATAACATATAGGGGTAGAACATATCCCAAACAACCAGTTATATTTGGTGTAGATGTGATCGAAGAAAGTTTGGGGATTACAGACGATTACTAAAAAAAAATAATTATAAATAGTAATAATGAGCCAACAGCTCAAAGAATTTGTGAAACGGTCGGGTGTAGAACTACGCCAGAATGGTACCCCGGGTTCAGTTGCGTCAAATAACAGCAACAACAACTTCGCCAGAGAGCTTGAAGCTAATATGTTAAGAAGGCAAGAGTTCCCAAACCGACTTGAAAAAAACGTGGTGAGTAACGCGAACTATAATAAGTTTTCAGACTCTATCAATCCAAATTGGAACAACAATGCCAACTATAACAATCTTCCAGATGGAAACAAAAAAATGATAAACAACATACTGAGAGAGTTTGAACCCCCCGCTCCAGCTCCTGTTACCAACATCATGGAACCTCTCCAGCTTTCTTTCAGTAAACTCAATCTGGGTATGTTTAATGCTACTGTAAATAAGGAGTACCCAGTGAAAGGTGATCTCATTGACATTAAACAAATACTTATGAAAGTACCTCAATCAAAAACCTCTATTGGTGAAGGTCTTTATATAGATACAAAGGAAATCATTGGAAGGTATGGCGCCATGCAAGAAGGATTCTCTCATACACGCGAATACGGAACGCGTGGTAACATCAACAAGAACTTCTTCACAGTGCAGATAAAGGTTATTATCTCCAACGATATGGAATCTAAGGGTGCAACTGTAAACTTCTATAAGAATGGTAAGATCCGTTTTTCTGGTGGCTTTATTGGTACCAATATAGCCAATCAACCCGATCTTATTAGGCGTTATATAGTAAATACATATAGTGAGAAACAAGCATTCCTCTACAATCCCTTCGAGTATAACAATCTCAGTGGTCAATTTAGGATTAATGGTAATTTCAAGGGATTCTCTTCTCTTGCCTCTCAGGTGAGAGCATATTTATCTTTAGGTGTAACTAAATTAAACTATGAGCCCGAGCTTTCCCCCTTTATGTACGTAAATTACAAGGGACATAAATACAACTTTGCTGAATCTGGAAACGTTCAAATATCCGGTTCCTCGAGTCCAGCTGCTATGCTCGTCGCCTATAACGATGGTATAGAGTTAGTTAAGATGATGAATATGAGAGGTGACGTTAAAATAACTGGACAATTTCCCAAGAAATTCATAAAAGGTACTCGAACTCCACAAAAGAGAGGTCCTAAGAAGAAAGCTGACCCTCGCCCACGTGTTAAGAAGGACTTAACAAAAAAGCGTGACACTGTTTTCAATATTAAAATTAATGGTATTCAATGTATGCGCTTCTCTAGACCAGATCTAGTTGATTTTTCGAAGAAGATGGGTGTAGTAGGCATAACTAAAAGTACAAAGAAGGAGACTATATGTAAGAAAATTAACATGATTTTGAATAAAAACAGTGCCACTTTCAGAAACACAAACAAGAAAAAAGACGTTAAACTTACAGGCTCCGGTGAGAACTTCCGTGTGGGTAATAAAAAATGTGGAACTGGAGACATGAATAAAACGGAACTTCTTCGTATCGCCTCAATTCTCAAAATTAAACTTGATGATAAAGAAACCAAATTGACTCTTTGTAAGAAAATCGAAAAGATTAGAAATGAAATAGTTCAACAAAAGGCTGCTCCTAAACCAAGAGAACCTAAACGCGTTCAGGTTCAACGTGTCAAAAATGTTAAAAAACAAGAAGTCATGAAGAAGAGGGGTCTCGATGAAAACTCAATTCGAAAAGATATTAGAAAGCTTTACGGTAACAAATGGATGAATAGGTATGCACCTAATATCAACCAGGATGTACGCAATATGAAATCAACTCTTAATGTTATTAACAGGGTGGATAAGATAGGCATTCCATTCAAGAAAAATGTCAATGACGCTAAAAAGAAGGTGGTGAACCAATGGAAATTGGAAAGAAGACGCGAACTCGAGAGAAAGTATCTCATGAATAAAGTGAACGTTAGTGGTATATCCCTTAACCTTAAGAATGATTACCGTCGTGCAGCTGCCAACTACGTTATGAACCAGAAGAACCCACCATCTACTAAAAAGATGGCAGATTATAGGAAATATTGGTTAAAGTTTCGAGCTAATATTAAACAAAATGGACGTTCTCAAGGAATTAACCGAGGGGTTAGAGTCCGGGTTGAAAAAATATAATCACGGTGTTCGTGTAGATGATGATGATACGAGAAGTTGGGTAACTTCGCGAAACTCATGGTTAACGCGACGAGGGTGAGCGTGATAATAACAACATAGTCGATATGGTAAACAACAACTTTATGACATCGAGTATTATATACATTTAATTTTTGGGTTAATATTTTTATTAGGTTCGGCTATTTGTTTTAAGTGTATAGTGTGATATGTGAAATTATATTTAGGAAATGTCTCTTTTATTTTATTAGAAAGCATCGTAGCTTGAACTATGTAAGATAGACCTGAACAAACCGATATCTTTTCTGAAGTAAGAAAACGGTCTTCGAGCTCAACGAACTTTTTTAAACCCTCCTTTCCCATTCCATCTGCATGCATCTTGAGGTACATTTTCTTGGATGCCCCATCACTCATGTAAAAATATTTAGAACCTTCAACTTCGTCTGATTTTGATTTACTCTCGTATAGGAAAAGCAAAGCCAGTAAACCTAATATAAGGTATATCATTTACTATTATTGAGGAATTAATTCCGAAAGATCTTTAATCTTGTGAATAATATTGAAAAATGTATCAATGTTATCAACCATATCGGGTTTTACAATTTCAAACTCAATTTGATACGTGGCTGGCTCTTCGGAGTCCATATCCACGGTGTCACCAGATGAGATAGTCATATCGATGCTCAAATTTTTACGCACAAAGGAGTGTCGCATTTTGCTTCTTTTACGATCCATTTCATATTCGCCGGTTGTGGGGATTTCACGAGAAATGCTGAAACGGACATCCAATGGAGATGTCTTAAAATCCAATTTTGAAACGTTTATTTTTTGAATCATCTTCTGTTCACCTGTATCTTGATTACAGGTGATACGGATACCATTTTTGTCGTTATAAAACACTTCACATGTAGACTCTTCTACACTTTCCCAACCCTTATATTTTTTCAGTCCCTTAAGAACCCCTTCAAAAGTTTCTTTTCCAACGTTTGTATCATAAAATTTTCCATTATACTTTCCAAGTCGAAACTCTACTTCAATATCTTCTTCATTCTTGTGAGAATCGAATATGGGTAAAATCTGACTGGTGATGGTTTTGATATCCATTTTGATAATTTTCTTACATTTTTATACTCGCGTCTTTTGCTTAAGTGTTTTTTATACATAAAATTCAATGAAAGGTTTTGTAAACCTCGGAAACACATGTTATTTCAACACATCAATACAGTGTCTTTTACAAATACCACAACTCTCAAATTATTTCATCAATAATGCATACACAGGTAACTGCAAGTTTACAAAACTGTATTCGACATTGGTTCGTCTATATTGGAGTCAAGAGCATAAGGGTTGTATAAATATAAAACAACTTATACACCAGTTCTACGATAAGTTTCCAAGATTTAAGAATAATAGTCAGCACGACGCACAAGAATCTGTGCTTTGTATAATTGACATCTTAGAAACGTCAATTCCCGAACTAAAGCAACTTTTTTATGGTAAAAAGACACAAGAAACCATATGGCCCGGTGGTAAAAATATGATAGATGAAGATTTTAGCATTCATATAGTAAGATCGAATGGTAAAGACCTCGGGGAGATGTTAAGTAAAAGCACTGATTGGAACTATATAGAAGATTTTACAGATAACGACGGTAAAAAATATAACGTTGCCACGACTAGAATGTTATTTTCAAAGCTTTCACCGGTTCTTATGATTTCCTTTGATACTAAATCAAACGTTAATGTAGTTGAAAATATCATCATAGACAAGTTCAAATACAAACTCATTTCTACAGCCATCCACGTTGGTCACCAGCACGATGGTCATTATGTAAGTTTCGTGAACAATGGAAATCAATGGTACTACATAAATGATGACTTTGTAGAAAAACAAGATCTACCCGCCCAAGCGAGTCATTACTTTTTGGTATATCTCGCGCAATTTTGATGGTTATATTATGTAATCCACAAGTATAATGCGAGAGTTTGTAAACAACGAAAATAAACAGCTTAATATCGGATTACGTACTATATTGCATATACCAATCATTGTTAATTACATTATACAGACAAATTATTCAGGTGACAGTGTGTTTATACAGGAGTTCAAAAACGTAGCGAAAAGCTATTGGAAACGAGGTGACACTTCTAAAGTTGACAATTCAGCATTTGTAAAAAGATTTACGGAGATATACGAGGATAGATGTATATCAAATCAAGACTATTATAAAGTCTTCATTAATACTTTTATGGATGCCGATCCATCTTTGAAAGACTGGTTTACAGGGAGAGTATACATTGAGAGAAATTGGCCCGATGGTAGAGATGCTGATACACAGGCATTTATAATATGTGAGATGGACGAAAACGACGAACCGGTACCCACCGACATGAAGGCGATGTTATCAAACAGATTCGGGTGGAAACAATTCAAATTTTTCAAAGATCCACTGTCAGAAGAAATATTCGATCACAACGCGAATCATCGGTCTAGTATCATTAAGTTTCCAAAGGTGTTAGTGTTCTCTTTCGTTACAGGTCATAACAAACTAATTAGTAAGGAAATCATATTTGATGATCTAACTTATACCGTAATGTGTGCAGCAACTAAGGATGATATTATGTATAGAGTCAAAGATCAATGGTATAAGAATCTAGAAAAACTCCCAGAATATTATCAGCATGAGGATAACTATACTTTTGTGGTCTACACTCCAACTCGAGGAGCTCTTTCATAAATTACAACGATACTATTGTGGTCTACAATCAAGGAACTCCTTCATCTTAATATTTTCCTTAATGTTAACGATAGTTCGATAAAATGTTCTTCTATTATTAGGGTGTGTTTTATCACGACGCCGTTTAATCGGTTTCCACCAAAAAGGACCGTCATCCCATGTAATATACATACATTCCGCAATCGCACCATCTTCAAACCATGGTTCATCCATTTTATCTACGGGAAACTCGGATTCAAAATATAACTTACCCTTTTCTTGTACATACAGTTTCCAAACGGGGTGACCGACCAATTCCGGACCAATAAAACTTCTATCCTTCTTCATATAGAAGTCGACAGTATTCTTTTCCTGTGGCTTCCATTTGAAAAGTGTTTCGTGCGTACCAATCCTAACTGGCTCATTTATAGGTGTAAACACTAGACCATCAATTTTTTGTTGAACAGTTGGAAGATATGTATCCATAAACGTTTCGAAATCTTTCATTTCATGAAACGTTTTCAATTTAAGACGATATTTATCAAACTTCATGTAAATCACGGACTTCAAGACATTAGACACTCGATCAAGTCTTTCACGTAAATTGAGATGTCCTATAACCTCTCCATTAATAATCACTGCGTCATAAATCATCAAAGTATTGTCATACATTTCTCCATCGAAAATTGTACCATTATAAATATTTCTTGGTAAATTGATAGAAACTTCAAACATATGAAAGGATCGATTGACAAATACACATTTTCTTTTTCCTTCATAAAGGAGGGTAACCATCATGTATCGTTCCCCATCTGTTTTTTCGCATACAAAATACTGACCACTTCTCAAAATCGGAAAGTGTTTGTATTCAATTGAAATGGGTTGTGGTCCAGGGAAGTAATCCTTACTTTTCCATATATGATGAATATATTTTACGACGTGTTTGTAAAGTGGTGATTCGAACGTTACAAACATCTCGTTAGGCATAATAATATTTACGTTTTTAACTTTAACCAGATTTAACACCAGCTGCGTTTAGGATATTACTAACACATTCATGTGTATAAGTCACGGTCAACTTAGATGCTGTAAATGCATGAATTTTAATTCCCTGTTCCCTAAACTTATCAAACATCTTCGGGCTAACCTTAAAAGTAACTCTTTTCTCCTTCATCTTCTTATTCATGTTCTTTGTGTACATTAACCAACACTTCGCATCTGTATTAATTACTGAGTATATATTTTCAGAAATCTTCTTATCTACTTTTGTGTCAAAGTGAAGACCCTTTTGTGTGTTTGGTTCACTCGAGTCATCATTAACTTTCGCCGCGAAAAGTCCCCAATCAATACCTTCAGAAACAGCTGGGAATACAAGACACCCAATTCCTTCGTGATTTTTAAAGACTTCCTTAATCGTCTCATCATCTGCACCAATACCAAAATCTATAAAAAATATCTTATCGTGTGTTTTCATATATTTATCTATAATTGCGGCTTTTGCATAAGGGTCGTCATCAACATAACTAATTTGATTATTGATATTATTTTGAATACAAAACATATTCATTTTTAAAATCGTATGAAGTGTTTTTACTTGACACGACTTAGATCGCGTGACTATAATAGTGGCCAGATTCATATTACAACTTAATATACCTTATCCCTTAAGCCTGTCATTAAGGCACCCACTAAATGGTATATTTCCTACATGCCCCAGTGTTGTATTTACATCTGCATAAATCTTACCACCACATTGTTGCCATCTACGACAAAATGCATAATCCTCTGATAGATACCTCTTGTTTCCTGGGTCGATCATACAATCGAAGCATGCATGGTAGTCATCAAAGTCTCTATTTTGGTGATCATTCTTACACCACAATTCTGGGAACTTATCTTCAAGGCGTTTGAAAACATCCCTCTTGATACACATAAATCCGGTTGGACCGTCGAGAATCTCTATGAATCCATTCTCAATTGATCTCTTTTGGGCACCAAAATTAATAACCAGACTTGATGAAAGCATAGACATATTTCGATTATCCCCCTTCTTTACTGCTTCTACTGCTTGATCCCACATAACAACCTTTTTGGGGTAACACGCGACACTAATATCATGCCCAGACCTTACTAGACGCACAACAGATTCAGGGTCAAAATGAACATCCGCATCAATAAACATGAAGTAGTCGCAATCGGTCTTCTGTGTATAACGACCAACTGAAACATTTCGTGCGCGATGAACAAGTGATTCATTTTCGGTAGTGTCTAAATACAATTGGATTCCTTCTTTGATTAAATGCATTTGAAGTTTGATTATACTAGTCATATATTTCTCTAGACAAAGGCCTCCATAACATGGAGTAGAAAGGAATAACTTTATAGTCATCGTTTTTATCATGAAACAGCTTTAACCTCTAAGTGCCTTTTTATAATATTTTCTATTTTGTTTAGTGTTGGTACAGATACAGAACATTTTTCACACACTTCACCCTTTGTCAATTTAGATCCATTCACTATCCAAATAATAGCTGAAGCTATACTATTTGGTGTTTTACTCATCAAATCGATACAATCCTCGGTATCTTTACACATTTTGTTACATCTATACCTTTCATCTCGTGATACCTCAAAAGAATTGAGAAGTCTTTGCATCACATCAAATGCCTTTGTCACATAATTCTTCTCTGTAACACCCATTATCGTATCTTTAAACATTTGTGTGGTTCGACTTATATCCTTCGATTGTACACCAAACATATCTGCAATTTCTCTGGTAGTTCTAGGAAATTGAGCCAATCTACATGCATATAAAACGCAATTCGCCTTGACACCAAGTCTCACAGCTCCACGAGTCAACTTCCCTTCATTGAACTTTCGGTACATCATCTTGGCATCTTTCAGGATTGAATCTGGTAGAGTATAACACGCTTCATCGATTTCTCTGTACGCGTGAAAAAGTGATCGATCTTTATGATTCATTGACATGTGAAAGTTTATTTTTGCCATTCGTTTGTTTTCATATGTTGAGGAATATTGGGTTGCAATAACTGTCCCCTTCCCCCAATTTTGCGAAAATAATTCTGGATTGGGATTTGGGTTCCCACATCTAGAGGGATCATTCACACGTCCATCATCTGTTACACCACTCGTCCACTCGGCTGTGTCGTCAATAAAGCGATCTTCTATGAGACCACACTCCGGACATGTCGGAAGACCCTCTCGTGAAATAACTTTCACCCCTAGACATTCACGGCAAAAATTTGTATTTACTGGCTTTTCTTCTTCTTCTTTTTTAGGTTTTAGGGTGTCTATTTGAGACCATATAGCTGCCAGCATTTTATCTGTAATACATAAACCTTTTTTAGTTTTTTGAATTACGCACCGAAACTTAGGTTGTCGACTTGCAATTTGGCCATTGCCTCAATTGCATTAACTCTTTCTTTAAAACTTCTCGCGCCTGGGGAAGATGGGGTCCAATCATTCCATTCCTTGTCAATAGATTCATGGTTTGGTGGTGGTATCACTTTCCCGTCAATCTCGTTATCTGAGACGATAAAACCGTCCATCTCAGAATCGGACTCGTCGTCGTCGTCATAAATCTCAGAATCAGAGTCTTCAATGTCAATTTCAGATAAGTAGGCAAACATCCCATTACCGAGGGACTTCATCTCTAAATCTTGAAAAGTTGTTCCACTCGGGTGGTGTTCCATCAAACTCTCGTAAGGTGCAGGATTTAACTCGCCATCTTCCAATTGATATACACACGCTGACTTATATATGAGTTCAGTTGGGTTCATATATTTAACCCCGAGGGTCAGACCAGTGTTCATTCCAACAACAGCTAACATTTCGTCTTCCAATTCATTTTCGTTTACTAATAATTTCACTATATCGTCCTGAAATATTTCAGAGGGCACAATCATGCTTAGAGTTTTTGGACAAAAAATAATCAGAGATAATATCACAGATGAAGGTTACTATTTATTCGAAGGATGGGTGTCAGTATTGTGACCACGCAGCGAACTTATGTGAAACCGAAGGGATTCAATATGAAAAAATTATGATAGAAAAGGAAGCCCTCAAAGAGTTGTGCAATGGTTCTACCGTAGCTTATCCTCAAATATATATTGATGAGCGTCGCATCGGAACATATTTTGATTTTCAGGAGTATATCGAAGAAGAATACGAACCCATTTTAGAATCAACACTGAATAGGTTTACTGTTTTCCCCCTGAAGTATCCACATTTATGGGACCTCTATAAAAAAGCTCAAATGAGTAACTGGACTGCAGAGGAGGTAGATCTATCCCAAGACATCAACGATTGGAAACAATTGAATGATAATGAAAAAAAGTTTATAAAATACATTCTGGCATTTTTCGCTGGTTCCGATGGAATTGTTTTCGAAAATATCAATAACAATTTTGCCGATGAAGTTCAAATATCTGAAGCACGGTCATTTTATGCGTACCAGTGCCACAACGAAATGGTTCACGGTGAAACCTACAGTAAGTTGATTGATAAATATATTAAGGATGGATCTGAAAAAAAGCAATTATTCGAGGCTATCCAAACTGTCCCATGCATTGAAAAGAAAGCAAATTGGGCTATGAAATGGTTTGATACTAAATCTCGTACATTTCCCGAGCGTCTTTTTGCATTTGCATGTGTGGAGGGAATCTTCTTTTCTGGAAGTTTTTGTGCCATCTATTGGCTAAAGAAAAGAGGTCTAATGCCCGGTCTCTGTTTTAGTAATGAGCTCATCTCACGGGATGAGGGGCTTCATCAGGAGTTTGCTGTAGAACTATTCAAACTTTTACGTAACAAACCCTCAACTGAGACTATTCATTCTATCATCAAAGAGGCGGTTGAAATTGAAAAGAACTTTATTATTGACGCCCTTCCATGCAACTTAATAGGTATGAACTCGGAAAAGATGTCTGAATATATCGAATATGTATCAGATAGACTTCTCAAACAAATTGGTCAGCCCCCAATTTGGAACTCTAAGAATCCGTTTGACTTCATGGAAAATATTAGCCTCGATGGTAAAACGAACTTCTTTGAAAAGAGAGTAGGTGACTATGGTAAATTAGACGACGATACCGGTCAGATTGGTTTCGACGAAGATTTTTAAAAATATATTTAGAATTAAATATGATTCCTATTCTACAATTAATGACAAATGATTGTAGAATATGTATCGAATAGGACTAAAAATTAATTAATAACCATCACTGGTGGTAATATCATATGCTTCAAGTTGAAGACCGGTATCCGCCATTTGAGTTTGGGACTCAGCCATATCAGGTAGGGGGGATGCTGCATCTACCATAGGAGACGGGGGAACAATTTTAGTTTCCTCTCTCGTAGCCTTTTTTTTAATTGTCGCTAATTTTGGAGTCTCTTTCCTGACATTCATCATAGCCCATACGATCAGTACGAATACAACGGAATGAACAATGAGACCTAATGTAGAAGGACAACCGTTAGGTGTTGCAATACCCGAACCTAGAACTCGCCTGACGAGGCGGAAAGTTTCGGGATTCGCGATAACAAAAAATGTGAGACCTGAGATCAAAGATGTAATGAATTTTTCCCGTTGTATTTGACCATCACAACCGCAGCCGCAGTCTTTAAAAAGACCCATGATTGTATTTATTATATGTAAACAAAAAAATTACTTAAAGTCAAACCACCTAATGTATATATAACCAACCAACAATGTCGCTCTCTATTCAACTCGCTTCTGAATTCTCTGCCGCTTCCGTGCAGTTCTCAAAACTTCGTAAAAATAAAAATGGCGGTAAGACCGTCTACCTCAATAGTGGTGGCAACAAAAAATTGTATCTTCAACTCCCCTTCATGCGATCTCCCTATGGTCTCAGTGCCTTCACTGATGAGGGTACTGGTCGAACCACATATTCCCTAGATCTGTCATTTGATCCAGATAACACCGAAGCCATGCAACTCCATGAAAATCTGAAGGAGCTCGATGAACTCATCGTAAACACCGTTGCTGAGAACTCCAAGGAATGGCTTGGTAAAGAGTTCAACGTCGCAGTTCTTCGAGAGGCTCTCTACAAGCCTATTGTTAGACCCGGTAAGGAGCAGTACCCTTCAACTTTGAAGCTTAAGATTGCCGCAAAACCCGATGGAACTTTCGTTCCCGAAGCTTACTCTGCGAAGAAGGATAAGGTATCCTTGGATACGATTGAAAAGGGACAAAAGGCTATGGCTATCGTCGATGTAGCCTCAATCTGGTTCATCGATAACAAGTTTGGTGTGACTATCCGTCTTCAACAGGCTCTCCTAGAGCAATCCACTAAGCTTCCCTCTTTTGCCTTCCAGGGTATTGATATTCCAGGTGATGACGAAGAGGTTGACGAAGAGGTTGACGAAGAGGTTGACGAAGAGTAAATATATAAAAAAATAAACCCCAATTTCATTATTGGTAAGATGTTATAAAGTATCTTACGAATAATTTCTAATTAAACTGTAATATGAATAGTGTAAGTAACACTGTACTTAACATTTCACTTATAACTTTGGTATATGGTGTAATATATGCCAATTTAGACAAAAGGCATTTTAACTTCAAAAGTATTATAGATCCATATTATTTTTCATTTACAACAGTCTCTTCAGTAGGGTACGGTGATATCACACCCCAGACAGACAAGGCTAAACTACTGGTCATGACCCAACAAATACTCATGATATCAGAGGTTGTAGAAACTATGCAAATATTTAATGTATAGAATCGTTTATTATTACAAAATGCTATTTTTTCTACATATATTTATTAATTTGTTCAAAGTTGTCGGTGTCGTTTGACACCTATCATATATTTCACACTTTGTAACTCCACTCATTCCCAAATAAATCACTACCGAGGTGATAGAAGACGCGCGTTTACCCATCATTTCTGGGCAGTTTACTGCCTTAAAAAATAACTGATCACACCT